CCATGGCGCAGGGCCAGATGCAGACCAACCAGACCGAAGCGTCGAACGCCAACGTGTTCGTGTCGGGATGGCGCCCCTTCATCGGCTGGGTGTGTGGTGCAGCCCTGGTCTACCACTACATCCTGCGGCCGATGCTGCCCTGGCTGCTCGCCCTCCTGGGCAAGCCCATGCCACCCATCCCTCCCCTGGACATGGGAGACCTGATCACCATCCTGCTCGGGATGCTCGGCCTCGGTGGCCTGCGCACCTACGAGAAGAAGCAGGGCGTTGCCTGAGCGTGAAGCTCACCACCCTAAAGAGCACGCTCCCCACCCTGCGCACCAGCATTGCCGCACCGCAGCAGGTAGAACGCCTGCGCGGGCGCCGAGCGGTAAACCGGCGAGCACGGTGGCTTGAAGCGCACCCTCTGTGCGTGGAGTGCGAGAAGGCCGGGATGGTCAGGGCTGCTGATGTCGTCGACCACATCGTCCCGCTCTGGAAGGGTGGAGCAGACGACGAGAGCAACCTCCAGTCCCTGTGCCAGACGCCGCACCACGACCAGAAGAGCGCCAGAGAGGCGGCGGAACGCGCAGCCCTCGGAGGCTTACCTCGCTTCTGATCGCGGCTCCTGCCGGCGCCTGACGCGTGCGCGGGCCATCCACAGAGGGGCAGGGGGGAAGGGTAAACCCTAGACCGACCATATGAGGAAACCACGTGGTTCCTCACGCGCAAAACTCGCCCCCGTATCAAAAGGAAATCAAATGGCCGGTGTGAAAGGTCGCAGCGGCGGAAAGCGGGAAGGAGCCGGCAGGAAGCCGAAACCGCCCGCAATAATCGCTCCGGAAGTGGCGAAGGTTGTCCATGGCCAGGCCCTGGACCCGCTGCCGACTCTGGAACTGGTGGCGCTGGGGCACATGGAAGTGAGCCCCCAGCAGTTGAAGGCGCTGACGGCGCTGCTGCCCTACGTGCATGCCAAGAAGGGCGCGGCGACGGGCAAGCCGGAGGCGCCGACCAAGCCGGCCACGAGCAAGTACAGCGTCCGGCAGGGCCCGCGCCTTGCTGCTGCCGGCGGTAAGCAGATTTGATGGTGGAGTGGACCACCTCCTGTCCGGACTGGGAACGCCGGATCGTCGCGCGCGAGTCGCTGATTCCGTGCGCGCCGCTGTTCCCTGATGTGGCGGCCGAGGCGTGGGAGCGGTGCAGTAACTTCTGCTTGGCCGACGTGACCGGTCAGCCACTCCTGGGTGATGCGGCGCTGCCGTGGCTGCGTGACTTCGTGCTGGCGGTGTTCGGTGCCGAGGACCCGGAGACCGGCCGGCGGCACATCAACGAGTTTCTGCTCATGGTGAGCAAGAAGAATGCGAAGAGCACGATCGCCGCGGCCATCATGCTGACCGCCCTGCTGATGAATTGGCGGCCCTCGGCGGAACTGCTGATCCTCAGTCCCACGAAGGAGATCGCAGACAACTCGTACAAGCCGATCCGCGACTTCATCAAGGCCGACGCGGAACTGCAGGAGATCTTGAAGGTGCAGGACTACTTCCGCACCATCACGCACAAGGAAACCGGGGCCACCTTGAAGGTGGTCGCGGCCGACAGCGACACGGTGTCAGGCAAGAAGGCGTCCTTCGTCTTCGTCGACGAGTTGCACGAGTTCGGCAAGCAGGCGAAGGCATCGAACATGCTGCTGGAAGCCACGGGCGGCCTGACGTCGCGGCCCGAGGGCTTCGTGATCTACGCGACCACCCAGTCGGCGGAACCGCCGGCCGGGGTATTCAAGACGAAGCTGGCCTATGCGCGCAAGGTGCGCGACGGCCAAATCAGCGACCCGAAGTTCCTCCCGCTGATTTATGAGTTCCCGACGGCGATGGTGGAGTCCAAGGCCTACGAGGACCTGAGCAACGCCTACGTGACGAATCCGAACTGGGGCGCCTCGGTCGACATCGAGCGCATCACGCAGCTTCGCAGCCAGGCGCAGCTAGAGGGCGAGAACGAGTTCAAGGAGTTCCTCGCCAAGCACTTGAACGTCGAGATCGGCCTCAACCTCCGCTCCGACCGCTGGGCCGGCGCGGACTTCTGGCAGTCGGCCGAGATCGTGCTGTCACTCGACGACCTGCTGGCGCGCTGCGAGGTGGCGGTAGTCGGCGGCGACGGAGGCGGACTGGACGACTTGCTCGGGCAGGCGGTTGTGGGCCGAGAACGCGAGACCGGGAAGTGGCTGGCGTGGTTCCATGCCTGGGCGCACAAGATCGCGCTTGAGAGGCGCAAGGAGATCGCGCCACGGCTGCTGGACTTCCAGCGCGAAGGCACGCTGACCATCGTCGACCGGCCGGGCCAAGACGTGCAGGAGTTCGCGGACAACGTGTGCCGCGTCCGGGACGCGGGGCTGCTGCCTGAGAAACAAGGCGTCGGAGTGGATGCGGCGGGCATCGGCGACATCGTGGACGAGCTCGCCGCGCGCGACTTCGACCCGCAGACCGACATCGTGGCCATCAGCCAAGGGTGGCGGCTGAATGGAGCAGTGAAGACGACGGAGCGGAAGCTGGCGGGCGGCGAGTTGCTGGTCGCCAAGTCCTCACTGATGCCTTGGAGCGTGAGCAACGCGCGCACGGTGGCGCAGGGCAACGCGATCTCGATCACGAAGCAGGTCAGCGGCACGGCCAAGATCGACCCGCTGATGGCGCTGTTCGATGCCGTCTCGCTGATGGCACTCAATCCGCACGGAACAGCAACGCCGGGCCTCACGGTCCTGGAGCTTTGATGCAAACATTCGACCTCAGCAGCAAACAGCACACGAGCCGCGTGCTCGATTCGTGGCTGTCCGAGCGTGAGGGTGGACACGTGCGCGCCGGGATCGTGGCGCTTGGCGAGAATTCGGCCAACAACAACGTCACGGCCGATCAACTGGCGAGCATGCTGGGCGCCAGCGTGGGCACGGCGGCGGGCATCAACGTGACGCCGGACCTCGCCCTGCGCGAGACCACCGTCTACGGGTGCGTGGCACTGATTGCCGGCGCGATCTCCACGCTGCCGCTGCCGGTCTACGAGCGCACGGAGGACACGCGCAAGCGCTCGAAGCACGACTACTGGTGGATGCTCAACGAGCAGGCCTACGGTGAAATGACCGTCGCGACCGCGATGGAGTACTTCGTGACCTCGCGGCTGTTCTACGGGGACGCCTTCGCGAAACTGATCCGGCCGAATCCGTACACGAACCGCGTCGTCGGGTGGCAGCCGCTGCACCCGAACTGCGTCATGCCGTTCCGTAACAGCGACAACCGGCTGCTGTACCAGGTGACGGAGTTCGGTGTCACGCGCGTCTACGACCCGGCGGACATCATTCACGTCCCGTCGCTGGGCTTCAACGGCTTGCGCTCGCCGAGTCCGATCACCTACGCGGCGCGCGAGGCGATCGGCAACAGCTTGGCCGCGGGTCGGTTCAATGGCCAGTTCTTCAGCCAAGGCAGCACGCACGACATCGCCCTGAAGGCGAAGGGCAACCTCACCAAGGAGCAGGCGGACGGCCTGCGCGCCAGCTACCTCGCCCGCCAAGCCGGCAGCCGTGGCCCGCTGGTGCTGCATGGCGGACTGGAGGTCGAGAAGCTGTCGATCACGCCAGCGGATGCCGCGCTGTTGCCCACGCGCCAGTTCACGGTGGAAGAAATCTGCCGGGTGTTCGGCGTGCCGCCCTTCATGATCGGCGCGACCGACAAGACGACCAGCTGGGGCTCGGGCATCGAGCAGCAGGGCATCGCGTTCGTGAAGTACACGCTGCGCCGGCACCTGACTCCCATCGAGCAGGAGTTCAACCGCAAGCTGTGGCCCAGCCGCGAGAAGTACTTCGTCGAATACAACACCGCAGCCCTGGAGCGCGGCGACTTCAAGACCCGCATGGAAGGCTATCGCATCGCGATCGGCCGTGCCGGCGAGCCCGGATGGATGAAGCCGAACGAGGCGCGCCATCTGGAAAACATGGAGCCCGTCGCAGGCGGCAATCAGCTCCACACCGGCGCGCCGCCTGCGCAATCCGGCAACGAACCCGCTCCGAAGGACCCGAAATGAACCTCAAGCTGCTGCAGCTGCTGCTGGACAACCGCCGGCCGGACGGAAAGGCGCTATCGCGCGTCGAGGCCGCCGCGAAAGAGGGCGACGAGACCACCATCTACCTGTACGACCCGATCGTGGGAAGTCGCCTGCTGGCCGACCTGTTCGGCTACGTCTGCGCGCAGGAGCTCGTGCCCTCGATCGACGGCGTGAAGGACGGCACTCTGATGCTGCGCGTGAACTGCCCAGGCGGCGACGTGTTCGCCATGCAGGCCATCATGAACGCGCTGCGGGCCGCTTCGGAGCGCGGCGTGCGCCTGGTCGGGCAGGTCGATGGCGTGGCTGCCAGCGCTGCGACCGGCATCCTGGCCGTGTGCGATGAGGTGGTAATGGGTGCCGGCACGCAATACATGATCCACAACTCCCAGGGCATGGCCATGGGCGACCGCAACGAACTGCGGGCGCTGGCCGACCTGATGGAGAAGGTCGATGGCGGCATGTTGGAAGCCTACACGTCCAAGACCGGCAAGCCGGAAGCCACGATCCGCGGCTGGATGGACGCAGAGACGTGGTTCACCGCAGAACAGGCCGTCGACAACGGCTTTGCCAACCGCGTGCACACGGGCGGCAAGAAGGCCAAGGCCTCCGCCGACTGGAAGCTCGATGCGTTCGCCAACGCTCCGAAGGCCGAGGCC